GAAAAACAAAAAACGAAACTTCAAATAGGAAAATTTCCATTGATAAACATACGATTGATCTCTTAAAAAAGTTTAAAATCAATCAAAAAGAATTATTCGAGAATTTTGAAATCAAAAACCCTCATAATTTTGTTTTTTTCAACTTAAAAAATGGATTAGTTTCATCAAACGCCGTCAGCAAATATTTGCGCAAAAAATTAAAAGAATTAGGGATTGAAAAGCAATTTACTTTGCATGGACTAAGGCATACACATGCATCTATTTTACTTTATCAAGGAGTAAATATACTTAGCGTATCGAAACGTTTAGGACATAGCAGTTTAGAAACTACAATGTCTACTTATCTTCATATTGTTCGAGAGCTTGAAGATCAGGATAAAGAAAAAATCAATACTGTGTTCGATAGTTTATATAAAAATGATAACTAGTTTGGCACATTTTTGGCACAAATACAAAACAAACCCCTGTACCGCAAAGGATACAGGGGTTATTTATACGTTCCTGACTAACTATTACACGTCTTCTGTTGTGTTTGTTATTGCAGGAAATCTTAATATAGAATGTTTTCTATTTGTTTACATTTTGTCGAATTCGAATTTTTTTGGCAAATAATTTGGCACAAGTACTTGTTTTCTATTATTCAGTATATTAAATTCCGCCTTCACAAAAAGAACATTCGTTCGTATACTCTTTTTGAGGTGAACTTTTATGCTGATGGAAGGAAAAACACAAGTATGGTTTAAATTTGACCCTTCGAATAGATTTATCAAAGATTTTTATACAGTATGGAATTCAGAAGTTTTCTTTTTAGCAATCGAAGATAGCTTATTAATCAATCTCTACTATTCTAATAAGAACTATTTCAAAATTCCTGCTGCGAAAACTAGAATGAAGAAGGATGTATACTTTTTGTTTGATATCGTGACTGACGTGCCGGACGCACGTAGCGATCATCGGCGTTATGACTATATAAAGTATACTTTCGTTGATCCAGAAAGATACAAAGATTAAAGTAGGCTACCTAAAAAGGTAGCCCGGAACGAATTTTATCACCATACTTGTGAAAGGAGATATTTTTTAAGTTAGTATTAAGATTGTGTAATATGATGATATCTATATTTTATAGTATCAGTGCTATAAAATCAAAAATAAGTCACTAATTAACTACCACTCCAATTGTAAGCCTTTTTTCTCACTTTTTTTCAAAAATATGGTATGCCTTTTAATAGCTTCAAATATAAAAGAGTTTAAAGCGTAACACACTTATGGGGAAGTGGCTTGGGGTGCGCTTTAAACTCTTCTTTATTATCATCTCACAATTTAACCCAAATGTCTTTCTATTTAAAAATCAAAGTAAAACTTTTCAAATATACAGAAATATAACTATGTGAAACATCCTTTCATTAATCCATAAAAGGATACATAAAAAAGCCACTCATTTGAGTGGCAATGAAGAAAAGCTTTAGCTTGTATAATACTCTTCAAAAAATTCTAACACAGAACGATTCAAATGGCTACGTTAATGTACCCTGTAGGACTCGAACCTACGACCGGACGGTTATGAGCCGTCTGCTCTGACCAACTGAGCTAAGGGTACTGGTTGTTGCCACATAAAGCCATAAACAATCAACCAGTAGAATGTGTGGCAACAAACCTGTTATCGCATAGCTTGGAGTGTGACTATTATGGGTGATAGTGAAGATATGCGATAACATCACTATTTTATCGAATGATTTTTATAGTTGTCAATATAGTTATGTACTGCTCCTCAACGAGGAGCTATTTTTATCGTTTAGGAATATTTAAATACCAACGTTTGTCATGGAAATCTTGCGCACCGCCTTTAGTGTTTCCCTCTGGATCATTCGTTGCCCGCATCATGACATAGACTTTCTTATTAGGGAAGTTACGCATGTTAAAAGATACATGATAGCCAACATTTCCAGAAGTATTATAAGCTTGATTTACATCTGATCTATAAATTCCATCAGCTCTTACTCGAGCTAATTCTTTCCCAGTATTGTAATCCATAATGAAGATATACTCGTATTTATAGTTAGCAATGTGCCATCCAGCTACATGCAAATTTGCATTTTCGATTTCTCCAAACTGATCAATGTGGGCGTAATTCGTTCCATCTGTCAGTGTAGGATTAGCTGCACCAGCTCGTGTTGGATCAATGACAGGCTTGTTTTCAGAAGTTGTTGGATTTTCATCGGTAAATCCATGAGCTAAATCATATGCTAATTTTTCTTTACTTACGCCCATTTCAGAAAGATAACCGTAAGGATCTGTATGATCGCCCCAGATGTTTTGTGTTACCCATAAATGCGATTTGATTCCCGGTTGGTTATAAGGAGTGTCCAACGTTAATGGAATACCATATTTCATTGCTGAATCTCTAGCCAATTCAACGTATGCCTTGTAGTTTTTCTCAAACGTTGCTTTATCATGTGTGTGTTGTAACTCAATCTGCACAGGACTGTTGGCATTAGCATACGAACCAGCACCGTACTGTACATAACCAGGTTGACCGACTTGATAAACAATTCCGCCGTCTCCCACAATATAAGCAGTATAAGCGCTAGTCCATGAACGTTGCATATACTGCGCTTCATTGCGTCCTGTTGCTGTTTCATTAGCCGTTTCATGCAGTAAAATATACTGATTATTTGCTACTTGTGAGCTACCTTCATTTGCGCCCAAATTAAATTCATTGTTGATAGTATAGGCAAATCCGTTAATTGGCAATAAAAAAAGAGCCGTTAACAGGCTCATCGCAGTAATAGTAATTTTCTTTTTCATTTGTTTCCTCCTTCTTCGCTTTCAGCCGAGAACATTTTGTAGGTTCGATTTGATACACCCAACACACTCCCTAAAAACGCGCCAAAACCAGTAATGATGACAACACAGATATCTGTGTACTGCCAATTGAGCGCTTTACCAACTAACCCCACGAAAGTAGCTAGTGCGGGAATAATTACCAGTGCGAACCATTTTAGTACTTCGAACGTTTTATTATTCATTTTCTTCTCTCCCTAAACAAAGTTTTGATTTGTTGCGTGTGTTCCACCAATTTTTCTGTATGTGTATCTAATCTTTCATCGTGTTTCTTTAGTTCTTCATGAATCATCAATCGATCTGATTTGCTCGATTCTAAATCTTTAGTCAGCAAATCTAAATTGTGACTTACTTTTGAAAGAGTCTCAGTAATCTTCGAGAAAGATGCAGTAATTGGTTTTATTACTAATAAAATCAAAGAAACGATAGCGGTTATTGATCCTGCTATCGCTCCCCATTCCCCTAAATTAATCATGTGACAACTCCTTGAATCAAAATAAAAAGCACATCAATTAAGATGCGCTCTCTTCTTTGCTAATGATTTTATCTGCTTTTTCTTCAGTAATGCACAACGGAACGAAAACCATTACTTGTTCGTTAGTGAAACAGCCCCAATCATACATCATTTTCACATCGCTAAAACTAAACATACTACTCACCTCCCTTTGAAGCTGGATTTAGTTGCTCTTTAATTTCTGAAATGTCTTTGCTATTTTGTAACGAAGCAAGCATCATTTTTGAATTGATTTGTGCTAAACTATCCGCTTTTTCTTTCAATGCAGTATTTTCCTGTTTAATTGCTACATCGCTTAGCATGAGTTTGGCATTGATCTGTTTTAAATCGCCGTTCTCATTTTCTAACGACTCATACATTGCTTTGAGATTGTTTAAATCGTTGTGATCTAGTGCGTTCGCTAAAATAATCCATTGATTCAATTTAGGATCAAACATTTGATCAGCGATTGTTAACGGTTCGCCATCAGCACGAATTCCTTCAAGCGGTGGCTGATCTGTGTAAGGAACGGATACAAGCATGTCGTCCAATACTTTTCCTGCGTACTCTCCGCCAGTACGTCCATATTTCCAAATGTTTTTCATTTATTTCCCTCCCAGTAATTGAATTTCGGTTTCCAATTTGGAATCGGTGGTTCGACTTCTGTGCATTCTTCCGGTAAATGTTCTTCATCATTCACAATGATTTGCTCGAATCCGTAAGGTTCAATTGGTCTATATGCTGCCTTCATATCGATTCACGCTTTTCTAAATCGTGTAAGTAATTGCAAAGGTATAATCCGATCCATAACTTGAGTTTCTTCGCCATTTAATGGCTCCATCTGCACCAATAGATAACTGAGCACTGTTCAAAGTAGAACGGTCTATCGAGCCAACCAGTTGCTCAAAACTAATTGGTGGCCGATAGCCTTCTGGAATTGTTAGTATCGTTGAATCATTTCCACCACTGCTTTTTCCGTTTAAAGCCACAAAATATATAGAAACTGTTTTTCCTTCACGATAAAGCTTTGCTGATCCGGTATTCCCGTTTGTAACTGTTAATGTGGTAGTAGCTGTATCATTAATGCGTTCATCGATCTTATTGTCTAATTCATCTATAGCAGTCGCATTAGCATTCGCTTTTGTTTGAGCATCCTTAGCTGTGGTGTCTACTTCATTAATTGAAGCAGTCAACTGCGAATTAATCTCCGATACTTTCCCATCGGTATAATTGTTTGCTTTACCAGTAATTTCAGAAATTTTAATATCTGTGGCCAAATTATCTTCGACATATTCTGGTGCTAGATCCCAAACATAATCTTTTGGATTGTTTGAATCACGCATACCAGTACCACGATATTTATACTCACTAATATTCGGGGTTCGAGTATTGCCTTTTTCTAGTTTGAGCCACTCAATTTGAACAGCTCCTTTTGTAGCTGACGGGTATTGGTATATTTCCAGATAATTAGTTACCCCACTATCTATATGTTGCTTAGTTACAGTAAAAGTTAACTCCCATGTATTAGCTAACCCCTCAGTAGGCTTCATGTCTCCTACTTTAACGCGGCCAGCAGCAATATACACGGCAAACGATTGAACTGTTAGTTTAGTTGCTTTCATTGATATGGTATATGTTTGGTCAGCGATATAGTTTTCTGTATTGCGTCTACCATAAACCATATATTCACTAGTTTTGTGTGGAAAGACAACTGTAGGGTCAGCAATATTCTCGCCTAAAGGAACTTTACCTAACCAGTAAGGGCCATCTAGTAAGTTAGGGTAGTGTGCTTTTAACTTAACGTCATAGCTGACACTAACCGTTCCTTTATATTCACTATTAAGTGAGAATATTTCAACATAACAGTTTGTTATGCTAGTTACATTATCTTTTGTTATACCAGTAAATGTATGAGTGACCATTTTATCGCGTTCTACATTTGCTGGTATTAATGCATTAATGGGCAGTTCTATACCACCTTGTTCATTTAAATATCTAAGCCTAACCCCTATAGTATTGGTCTCTCCAGTCCAATCTGAACCGACACTCATAGTAACGCTTAATGTGTATGTCGTAGATGGTCGTAAAGTGGTTATAAGATACCTATTATTAGCTTCCGCTGTACACGGAATACCTAAGCCAAGCGATAATATGTCGCCGGAATTAGCTGTTCTAGTTTTAGTATGAGTTATAACCCTTTTAACACTATCTTTAACTGTATGTCCATTACCTAACAAAGGTCCAACCCAAGGTTCTGTAATATATGGCATTAAATTCGGGTTCTCCGAATAATCATAGTCCCCGAAGTCGATGCTGTTACTGTACATCACTTGTAAGTTACCTAACTTAGAAATTTCTTCTTTCAGAGCATCTAACTTGTCTTGTAGCGTTTTAGCTTGACCAGTTAAATCAGTAATCTGTTGATTTAAGCTATCCACTCTACCTTTGATTTCAGCCATAAAAGCATCAAAAGTTTCGTTGTACTTTCGAATCAACTCTTCTAATTGCGAAACATATTCATCGGCTTGGCCTTGCGAAATGTCAGACACTCCTAGTGAGAAAAAAATGATATCTTGCGTTGTTAAAATTTGATTGTCTTTTCTATATTCTACGTAGCAGTGTTTATAATATCCTGCTTCACTCATAAATGTGCCATCAAGAGAAAACGTGACTTCTTCACTAGTTACACTAGTTGCAACATTATCTACGTAACGGTTAGATGGTGTTGTTCCTTTTAAAGTAAATGTTCCGCCACTCGTATCCATCTGCAAGCCATTTAGAAACGGTTTAACCGTCACCGTAATCCCTTTATCACCTTGACGAGCCATAATAGCTTTGGTGTAGTTTAATTCTTTGCTGAAATCTAAAGCCAAATTATATAAACTGCTAGCCATTTATATACCTCCTTGTCTTCGTTTTAAAAACGTTTTTGGTCAAGCACTGTGCTATCATATGCTGTATCCTCTTTTAATCTAATATCTTCATACCCTAGACGGTGTGCCACTAAATTCCATCTAACTAATACGTTTGGCTTACTAGTTTCAATGATGAAATGGTCAATATCTTCATGAGTAACAGCACACAAAACTAGTTCTGTAGGTGTCACATGTGTCATATACCGACTTAGATTTACTGTTTCAGCAAACATGGGGTCAATATCAACACGAACTTTACCATCGTCACCTGTAACGGCTTCCCCATAATCAGCGAAATAATATTCTGGAGTTTCATAAGCGTTCAATAGTCGTTGTCCATAATGTTCTGTTGGTACAGTTGAGTTTTTAGTACCTCTAACAGTAAAATCTTTATATACTTGTACCGTTGATTGTTCAAACCTAGCAAGTTTCCCATCTTCCCATGAACCAAAAAAACAACCTGGTAACGTTAGCATACCATCACTAGTAAATTTCATAGTCCTACCAGCTACCTTAAATTCCCATGAGTTACCCGCACTACCATTAATGCTTAAAGAACTACCGTCGCCAGAAGTTACATAACTAGCATTGCTATACCTGAAATTGGGCGCACCAAAAGATAGAAACGGTCTGTTATTACCATTATCCCACGTACTAAAAACCAAGTTACCCTGTGGATTTCTAATCATGAAACCACCACCAGTTTTCATGGTGTATGATACAATACCGGCATCAGCACTTACATAATCACGTGCTTCTAGCTCCATAATATCTTTGTTAACTTTTTTTGAGTACCAAGTCATTTTGCCATTAGCAATACTTGTTCTATAATCAGCACCATCACTAATTAATGTAGTACCTCTAATAGTAATTCCTACTATTTCACCAGCCGTAATAAACGAGGCATTGAATCCGCCATCTAACGTCCATGCCGTTTCATATGTTCCATTAATGCCAGTTTTAGAAAAACCAATACCAGCATTGTTGATTTGTAAAACATTCCTTGCGGTATTCTTATCTGGTGTGTCCATAATCAAAATACGACTAGGCGCTTCTTTAGGATCTAATAAAACATAACCACCATTTTGACCAGTAATCATATCAGTTTGATGATCTACAATATCATTGAGTAAATCACTGATTTCGCCACCGTTTTTCAATTGATCAATGGCATCATTAATCAAATTGCTGACATTATTCTCTGTGT